GTATGCATAAAAAAATTTTAATAAGTTAACTCTATTCATGTATTTTTAAAATTATAAATCGCGATTTCTTTACTATAAAATAATAATATCGCTATAAAAAACTTGGTTCAATAATAATAAAGACGTATACTATAATAAAAGCGACAAAATAAAAAAGGGAAAATATTATGGAACAACAAATTATAGAGATTATAGTAGATGAAAATAAACAACAATTAGAATTGTTTGGGACACCTATGTTTCCATGCAAGGCGTGTTATTCTGATATAAATAAATTTGTGACAGGTGATATTTCATGGCATTGGCATGAAGAAATAGAGGTAATAAGAGTGAAAAGTGGGAGTATCCATTTATACTTAGATAATAGTGATTTTGTACTAAATGAAGGTGATGGTGTTTTTATAAATTCAAATATACTTCATTATATTAGAGCAGGAACAAGTGAAGAATGTATATTAAACTCACTTGTTTTTAATAAAAACTTGATTTCTGGAGGAGTACAAAGTGTATTTGAGCAAAATTTTGTAAATCCAATTGTTGAAAACAAGAATTTAAGTGGAATTGCTTTTTATAAAAATACTTCTTGGGGAGAAGAAGCATCAGCTTGTATAAAAAATGCCTTTTCACAATTTGAAAAATCTGAATTTGGATATGAGATTCTTGTAAGGGAGTATTTATCTCATATATGGTATATTATGCTCAAAAATATACAAGATTTAAATTTAAATAAAAACAATAGGAATGATCTAAACTCAGAAAGAATAAAAAATATACTTTCATTTGTACATAAAAATTATAATAAACAAATAACCTTAAATGATATAGCTAAAGTTGTAAATTTAAGTGAAAGAGAATGTTTAAGATGTTTTAAAAATACACTTGGAATATCACCAATTCAATATATTTTAAAATATAGAGTATCTATAGCTACTAAGATGTTAAGAGAAAATAAGGATCCTATTACGATTATAAGTGATGCTGTGGGATTTGATAGTCCAAGCTATTTTTCGAAAATTTTCAAGCGATTTATAGGAATTACACCAACTCAATATAGAAATAAAAGTAAATAAAATATTTATTAATGTAAATTTGATACAAAAATTTGAAAAAATTGTTATAATTTATACAGGAGGTGAGAATATGAGTGTAGTACCATATGTAGTACAACAAACAGGAAACGGGGAGAGAAGTTACGATATATTTTCTAGATTATTATGTGATAGAATTATATTCTTAGGAGAAGAAGTTACAGACGCTTCTGCAAGTGTTGTAATAGCACAACTTTTATTTTTAGAGGCAGAAGATCCAGACAAAGATATTTATCTTTATATAAACTCTCCAGGCGGTTCAGTAACCGCAGGATTTGCAATATACGATACAATGCAACATGTAAAATGTGATGTATCAACTATATGTATAGGGCTTGCAGCAAGCTTTGGATCATTTTTATTAGCAGGTGGAGCAAAAGGAAAGAGATTTGCACTTCCAAATTCTCAAATTATGATTCACCAACCTCTAATTGGAGGAAATGGTATACAAGGACAAGCTACAGATATAAAAATAGTAGCTGAAAATTTACTAAAAACTAAAGAAAGACTAAATAGAATTCTAGCTGAAAATACAGGTAAAAGCATAGAAGAAATATATAGAGACACAGATAGAGACAATTTTATGAGTGCTCAAGAAGCCCTAGATTATGGCTTAATCGATTCGATTATAACTAGAAGTGATTCTATAAAATAAATAGAAAAATTGTAATCATGTCAGCATATACATATATAAATAATATATGTTGGGAGGCATGGCATGAAAAAAATAATTGGATTAATAATTTGTCTAGCTTTAGTAGTAATCTTAAAAAATCCTATATCGATTGGCATGATGTATGTTTTCGATTTTATAGGAAATACTTTTAATATTACAACAGTAGAAGTTATAGACTTTCTAAATGAAATTTATTATTTGTAAATAAAATTTTATTACATAGTAAAGTTGTTTAAAATTTACATAACGTAAAATAGGATTAATACTTAAACTAAAGTATTAATCCTATTTTGTTTTTATGAGTTAAGTATCTAATTTATAAATATAAAGCTTATTTGTGTCCAAATCAAATATGGCAAATGTTATGTTATATGCTGCTCTATCATTTATGTTAGTGTCTGCCTCTTCAGGATAATTTTCAGCAAATCTATCTTTAAAATAATAAATTCCGTTTTTTGTTTTAGGAATATTGTAATCAGGTAAAGGTTCGTACACATAATAATTTCCATCTTTTTTTAACTCTCCGCCATATATAATGAGTTTTAAATCTTTTTGCAAAGGGGTTTTCTTCCACTTTTTATTTTTCTCTATATTTTTCAAAAATGAGTTTTTTTCATTTTTATCAAATTGTATAACTGCATATAAATCGCCATCTCCTAAGAATCCCCCGTGAGTATCTTTATAATCCAAGACTTTAGCGTTTTTAGGAATTTCTGTATCTATCATTTCACTATAGTTAACTGAATTATAAGGATCAAAATATTCTATTTTTAATATGAGAACACCAATTGCGACGCATATAAAAATAAATAATAAAATAAAAAATAATCCTAATTTTTTTACCCTAGACATTCTATAATTTACCCCCTTTTTAGTCCTATATTTTATAGATTAACAAGGTATTTTATGAATGTCAATATTTATTTATTGAAAAACAATAAATAAATATTTTAAAACGATAATGGGGAAGTGATGTGTGCAAGATAGATAAACAAAAACATAGAAATCTAATCAATAATAATTTAAAATATTAATAACTACTTAAAAATTTAAAAATAATATGGGGGATAATACTATGGAAAATAAAAAGGAAAACAGAGCATTTAATGAAATGTACATAGCTGCGAAAAAACGTCTTGAGGGAAAAAATCCAATAGAAATTGCGAAGAATTCAGGGGCAGAATTTGATGAAGAAAAATCAATTTTAAAAATCAAAAGTTTAGATGCTATATTCGAATTAGAATATCCAACTTACGATATGAAAGAAAAAAGAGATGACTGGCAGATACTAACTTTACTTCATTATCTAGATTTGGCAGATAATACACCGATTTTATCAAAACAAATTAAATTTGGAGAATTAAAAGACGGACTTATAAGAGGGGCAAGATTTGACAAAACTGTTGAAGTGGAACTAGAACGTTTTTTAAAAAATAAAGATGAAAAACAAGTTATAGAAGTTTTTAAATCTTTAGATGCAAAGTTTATCGATTCAAAAGCAGATTTAAGTGCCGTATTTTATATTTATCCATATTATCCAGTTACAATAAGCATATGGTTTGAAGATGAAGAATTTCCACCAACAGGCAAAATGTTTCTCGACAAAACAGCAGACCACTATCTTACAATAGAAGATGCAGTCGGAGTTGGGGAGCTTATGATAAAAATTATAAATGAAAGATATAAAAAACTATTTTGTAAAAAATAGACATGAGTTATAAATATAAATAGTCTTGTTATATAAATTTGTTTGTGATATATTACAAAGGCAGTTAAGAAAGAAAGGAATTTTATTAAAATGACAAATGTAAATCAATTTAATATAACAGACGAAGAACTTCGTGAAATAGAGCAAATAAAAGAATTAGCACAAGATTGTACAACTCACTTATTAGAATGTCTAGTTGATCCAGATACAGAAGAAAAAGTAGAGTTAAATGAAGAAGATAAAAAAGATATGTACAAATTTATACTTGATAAAACTATGGAATATGCAGAAGAAAACAAACTTCCAGATGATGGAGATGATTTTGACAAGTATATCGAATTTATAATAGATAGTTTACAATAAAAACCTAGGATAAAAATCCTAGGTTTTTTAATATATTTTTCATTATTTCATATTGCTTTTTATAAGCCCTGCAAGAATTTCAAGTTTATTTTTATCGCGATTTATATAATCCCCAAATGTATTTACAGAATAAACTTTCTTAGGCGTAAGTGGTGCCGATGGATAGTCGAAAATGAATTTTATACGGCGTTTTTTATTTCTTTTAAAAACTCATACTGTTTATCAAAATTATAAAATTCTTTGTATTGTAATGATTTTGGAGTACTACCATAATATTTTACTCCAGTTGAAGAAGCAAAAACTGTATAAGATAAAAATGTATCTTTATTATCATCGACATAATAAAAAACAGTATTTAAAAGATTGTCTTTAAATAAAAAGTGGACTGAATCTTTGCTATTTTTATCATAAACTATTAAAGTATTTGTCATATCTGTATTTTCATTATCAAGTTTATAATCATAATCAGCCTCTTTTATTTTGTTTTTTATATCTGATAATTTTGATTCTGTATATACGTTTACACCATATAAGATATAAAATTTGAAGAAATTATCGTATTTATTATTGTTGTATACTGTAGCCATATAAAGTTCATCTGCTATTTTGTCTGAATATTCGTAAATTTTAATATAGTCTTTATTGCTATAACTTCCATCATTACCGAGATTTATCATTTGCTCATATAAATCTAATACATCAGAATAATTTTTTTGTATATATTTTAATCCCAATTCATTAAAATTCGTTTTATCTTCTTGACCGTGAGCTTTTCTATACTCATAATTTGTTTTAAGTAAATCAAAATCTATATCATTATATTCATTTCTAGCTTTTTTAAGTTCAAGGTTCATATTATCTAAATCAAAATCTTTAACATGACCACCATTACTTTTTATATCATCTGTAATAAATTTATAAATACTATTTTTTAAATCTTTAATTCTGTCCATATTGTTATCAAGTTTATTTTCTTCTTTTTGAACTTGAATTGATTCATCATATGCTAAACTGTTATTCTTAGAACACCCTGTAATAATAAAACTAAAAACTATAATACTTAATAAAAATAACTTTTGTTTCATCTTTTTCCCTCCAAACTTATATTTAATTAGTTATCTTTTAAAGTATTTCGAGTAATAGAAATACAATTCCTTTATTTAAAACAAAAAAAGAAAAGACTAGGCAATAAAGCCTAGTCTTTTCAACGCGTTTAGTAATCATATGTAAAAAAATGGTGCCGATGACGGGATATTATAGATTGATTTTTACAGGCATTCATTAGGAATTATTATTGCTTATAAATGTGTATTTTTCAACGTTATTATTTTATTAAGAATTTTTTAGCATTATTAGTTTGTATATTCATTGTGTTGTTATTGTGTTGTTGATGTGTTGTAAGTAGGTTTTTAGGATATATATAATTATAAAAATAAAAAAAATAAAAAAAAGTTTATAGCAAAAAGTATCCCTACTATCCCTATCCATTGATATTACTAGGTTTAGGTATCCCTAAAACCCTCCCTAAGAACTATCCCTACTATCCCTAAACCCTCCCTAAATAAAAAAAGAAGCCTAAATATTAGACTTCTACGAATAAATTATTAATTTTATCAACTGCTTCTATTTTTTCACCCTTCATAACGTGAGTATATATATTCATTGTGGTTTGTATATCTGCATGGCCCATTAGATGCTGAACAGTCTTTGGTGGTACTCCAGCTTCAAACAATCTAGTTGCATATGTATGTCTAAGAGCATGAAATTTCATTGGCTCAATATCAAGCTTCTTTAATATGCTTTTTAAATTCCTTCCAGGCTTTTTATCATCTATTATTTTTCCAAGTTTATTGCATAATACATAATTATTATTGGTATAAGCTTCACCAGCATATAAAATTAATTGATTTTGTTCCTTTTTATATTTTTTTAGCTTATTAATTATATTCACTGGTACGGATATAGTTCTACTTGAATTTTTAGTTTTAGGAGTTTGTTCTATTACTTCATACCTAACTATTTTATCACCTTCATATATGGGTACTCTTTGAATACTTCTATTGACTGTTAATTCATTATTCTTAAAATCAATATCACACCATTTAAGGCCTAGAAGCTCACCAAGTCGTAAGCCAGTACCAAGTGCAACTATAAATAATAATTCTAATTCATGGCCTTTTATAGCTGCTAAAAACTTAGTTTGCTCTTCATGAGTTAATACTTTTATTTCTTTATCATTATCTATCTTAGGTAGTGTAACAAGTTTACACCAGTTTTTTAAAATATATCCTTGTCTTTCAGCTTCTCCTAAACAAGTTTTCAAATTCGTATTAAGCTGCTTAATTGTTGTTGGTGTTACTCCCTGGTCCAGTAGATTTTTATAATGTCGTTGTAAGTGAGTTGTTCTTAAATCGCATAATTTAATTTTACCTAAGTTGGTGTTGAGAATATAATTTTTATAGATGCCGTGATATCTATCAAAGCTTTTAGGTTTAAGATCTTGTTTCCTATAATCAAATAACCAGGTATAAAACCAGTCAGCTACAGTTATCTTTTCTTCATTCAATACTCCCATAGACATTTTTCTTTTATAATCTTCTAGTTTCTCTTTTACTTCCTTTTGTGTCTTTCCGTAAAATTGCTTTCTATCTGGTTTACCATCTGGCTTAAAACCTATCATGATTGAAGTTCTCCAGCCCTTCTGTACACCTTTTACTTTATAAGGTAATATAGTACCTTCACCATTGGCACGTTTACCCATAATTACTCACCTTCTTTATTTGAGTATTTATATTTTATATATTTAGCAAATTCTTCTAATTCTTCAATAGCTTCATTAGGTAAATTTTGAGTATTTTCTATTATATTTTTATATGGTTTTAGAGTATTTTTATAATAAAATTCTATTTGGTCCTTTTCTAGATGTTGAAACTTTTCATTGTCATATAAAAAATTGTTATTACTTAGTATTATTGGGTTAATATCATTAACAAAATTATTTATTCTAGTAGTAAATTTTTTTACTGTATTTTCAATATTTTCTTTCTCGATTATATCCATTAAATTAACATTTAGAGCATTACATATTTTTTCTAGTGTATTTATGCTTGGATTACGTTCTCCTCTTTCATATTGTAAAATTGCTTGAGTAGAACAACCTACTTTTTCAGCTACATATTTGGCGCTTTTGCCTTTTTCTTTCCTTACTTTTCTTATATTTTCTCCTAACATGTAATAATACCTCTTTTCAATATATTGTTATTTTTATAATACACTATCTGCTTAAATAAAACAATATGATTTAAAATAAAAAAACATCTTGATTTATTTAAGGTAATAGTCTAATATAGAATTAGAAACATAAAGATTTAAAAAAATGAAACAGTATGAGAAAAAAGGAAGGAGATTGATTTTAATGAAAGATAAAAAAATAGTTACAGTAAGGGAATTTGCAAAGATGTATGGCTTTGGAGTTAGTTATGCCTATCAATTAGCTAATGCAGAAGGATTTCCAATGATAAAAACAGGAAGAAAAATAAATATATTAGTTGATAAGGTAGATGCTTGGCTAGAAATGAACATAGGGAGTAAATTTTAAGGTAGGTGGATTACTTTGTTAAATATATTCAATACAGTTAAAGACAGAAAACTACTTCCAGTAGTACCTATATTTAATAATGCTAACTTTCCAAGTGTTCCCTGGAAATCTGAGATAAACCACATAGACACTATAGAAAAATTAGGGCAACAAGGCGAATATTTCGACTATAAAAATAAAAATAACGAAGCTAAAAAAGGAAAAATAACTGGAGCTTCATTATTAACAGGTGAAAAAAGTGGAGTTATGGTTTTAGATCTCGACAGGAATCATGGCACTGGAGAAGTTGACGGAGTTATAAACTATAAAAAATTAGTTGATAGCTTAAATCTATCTGAAGAAGATAAGAAAAAAGCATTTGATACTTTTACAGTTAAAACTCCTAATGGTGGTTTACATTTATATTTTAAATATAGAGAAGGTTTAAAAAGTGATAGCAATAATAAATTATCAATAGATTTAAAAACATCTGGAGGACTTATTGTAGCACCTGGAAGTATTAGAAAGATGAAAGACGGAACATATAAAACTTATACAGTTTATAAAGATGTAGAAATACAGGAGATGCCAGAAGGATTATTTAATGAGCTTCTTAAATATTTTGGGAAAGTAAAACCAGCAGCTAAAAACAATAAGATAAAAACTATAAAGTCATCATCTAATAATCACTATACTGTAAAGAATGAAGGTGAAAGAGATGCAGCTTTATTTAAATATCTATGTAGCATGATTGATTACAAGTTTTTCAAACATGAGGAAAATTTATTAGAATTAGCTAAAATGTATAATCAATGCTATATCAATCCACCTTTTGATGAAAATACTGTAATACAAAAAGTAAAACAAGCTATAGCATATGTTAAAAAGCCTTATTGTGGAAGCACTGGAAAGGTTGTAAATGGTTCGCTAGTTAAATACATACTTAATAATAATGAATGCTATGTAAAAGGTAATATGTTTTATATATACGATAAGAAGGAAGGAATTTATACATATAAAGATAGTAACGATTTATTGAAAATGTATTATGACAGTATAGTTATAGATGAGGATATAGATCCAGCAAAAGCTAAAAAGTTCGCTGATACTATAATGGGATTAGGTGATAGATATACTGATACTTTTGCATATGAAGATAGATATATAGCTTGTGAAAATGGGATAATAGATAGCCTTAACAATGAGCTATTAGAGTTTAATCCTAAGTATAAATTAGATTGTAAATTTAATGGTTCTTATATAAAAGATAGACAGGAATATGTAAATAAATTCAATCAATCACGTTTTAAGCGTTTCTTAAATGATTTATTAGATGAAAGTACAATAGATACATTACAGGAAGCCTGGGGGACTATATTATGTCCTAACAGTTCAAAAGTGCAACAATGCTTTATCTATATAGGATTAGGCTCTAATGGTAAATCAAGTCTATTTGATATCCAAGAAGCTTTGATAAAAGATGCTGATAAATCTATTTGTGGTATTAGTTTAGGGGCTTTTGGTGATGATTTTATTTTAAGTATGGCAGAAGGTAAAAGAATGAATATAGTTCGAGATGATGCCTTTGAATATAAAATATCAGGACTATTTAAGAGTTGTGTATGTGGTGAAGAAGTAACTGTTAATAAGAAACATAAAGATTATGTAAGGATTAAATTTAATCTATCATGGTTTTATGGTTTAAATACAATGCCTATCACTTCTGATAAAAGTTTTGGTTTTTATCGTAGACCTATATTAATACCTTTTAATAATAGATTTGGGAGTAAAAAAGATATATTAGAGGGTAAAGCAGACAAGGAAGCTATTCCAGGAGTAGTAGAAGAAATTATTAATAACGAAATGGATATAGTGTTTAACTGGGCATATGAAGGCCTTCAAAGACTAATGAAAAATAAATGGAAAATAAATCAAAGCCAAGCTGCTTTAAACAAAATGGAAGAATACAAAGAGGAATCAGATAGCGCTTATGCTTTCTATAAATATAAATTAATAAAATCTATAGGAAGTAAAATATCAGCTTCATCATTATATAAAGACTATGAGGAATATTGCACGATCGAAAGATTAAAGCCAATGAATCCAACTCAATTTGGACGACAACTAAAATCTTTAGGTCATGAAAAATTTAAAAGCTGTGGAAATATGTATTTTAAGGATTTAGCTTATGTAAAATTTATACCAATAGATGATGATAAGATGCCATTTTAAAATAAAAAAACACCAAGCGAATAACGCAAGGTGAATGTATATTTATAAAACTTTTGAAAGCACAAATATTTTGATTTTATAAATACATTATATCATTTTTTAGAATTGGAATAAAGTGTTTTCAAGGGTTTACTTTGATTTTTATAGGGGAGGTTTTCAGTGAAAGAATTATATATGCTTTTATTGGATTTATATGATTATCAAGACTATGAGGACGATAGCAACGTAATGATTAATAGAGTTGTGAAAACATTGGAGAAATATTTTGAAAACCAAGGAAAATCAAAAAAATAGTACTACAAGATAAGAGTTGACGTAAAAGAAAAATTAACCTGAAATACAGGGGGATTTTATGACAAAACACGAAATAGAAACAGAATTAACAGAATTAAACAATAGATTAGACAAGGCAGAAATATATTTTAAAAATTTAGATCATACGGATGTAGATGAAACTAAAGAATACAAAGCTTTGCAAAAGATAATAAAAAGAATGGCGTACCTTCAAGGACTATTGAACGAAATGGAGGTACAAAAAAATGCTTAAAATAGATGCTATAGATTATGCAATTATTTATGATACAAGGGAGCAAGATATTTTCATACCTCAAATACTGCGTAAGAATGGAATACAGACTATAAGAAGAAAGCTTGATACTGGAGACTATGCAATACAATACAAGGGCGAATATATGCCACCAGTAGTAGTTGAGCGCAAAGCCTGTTTAGATGAACTAATCGGAAATATGCTTGATAACAGAAAAGACGAAAACGGGAACAACAGATTTATAAGAGAACTGGAAAGGGCAAAGGCTCAAGGCTTAAAAGTATATTTATTGATTCAGGACAAAGATTACTATATGAAGCTTATTACTGGAGAATATAGAAGTAAAGTAAATACAAAAGCTATAAGTGGCATGATTATATCCTTATTGGCGAAATATCCTAATTTACACATAATTGCAGTAGATAGAGAGTTATCGCCTTCAATGGTTTACAAAGTTTTATATTATGAGCTTAGAGAAAAACTCAAAGATGTGGTATAATATATATGTAGATATCACAAAACAAAAACAAAAAATATTTTATAATTTCTAGATTTAATTTCTTATTTTCAAGGGGCTCCCAGAGGTGGGAGCTTCTTTTATTTTGTTTATATGTAGTATTGAATACTACTAAATATAGTTGTTAATATGATATAATTATGGTGGGTGATAAAAATGAGTGACAGCAAAAAAATAAATATTAAAATTTCGGCTGATGTCTCAAAATTTAAATCAAGCATGGATAATGCTACTAAACAAATTAAGAAGTTTAAAACAGAGACTAAAACGGCTGGAAACACAAAGCTTGATAACGTAAACAAGCAAATTGAAAAAATAAATAATAAAACTAAGCAATTAAATAATACAACTAAAAACACAACTAAGAATTTTAAAAATGTAAATAGCGTAAAACTAGAAAGTGCTACTAAACAAGTTGAGAAAATCAATAAAAAAGTAGCTGAAACAAGTAAAAAAACTGCTGATAGTACAAAGAAGTTTACCAGTTTAAAAGATAAAATAAACTCGATAAAAGACAAAGCATTATCTGGCGTAAGTAAAACAATGTCTAGTTTAAGAGATAAAGCTACAGGTGCTAATAGTTCTACTGGAAAACTAAAAGATTCTATAAGCAATCTAATGGGAAAGTTTTCAACATTTAAAGGTGGCAATTTTTCGGAAGCTTTCTCTAGGATTAGCTCGGCCTCCTTGCCTATTCCAGGAAGAGTAAAAGCTATAATAGCTTCTATAACACTATTAGTAGCATCACTAAAGAAATTATATGATGCTGGGAAACAAAGGTTCTTTGAAGGCTTAACCAATGTTAAAGATACCTTAGCACCAGTAAGCGATGCAATCGCATCAATTGGAAGTTCAATTAAAACTACTTTCGAATCTATTACAGAGTTCTCCTTATCTATGCAAGGCCTTGCTACTGCTGGTATAAACTTTGAAACACAAATGAACAAAGTTCAACAACTTAGTGGAGCAACGGGTAACCAGTTAGCAGAGCTTACTAATAAAGCTAAAGAATTAGGTTCTACCACTAGGTTCCAAGCTTACCAAATTGGCCAAGGTTTTGAATATATGAGTATGGCTGGCTGGAACGCCTCAGAGATGCTAAGTGGAATTAATTCTGTAGTCAACCTTAGTATATTATCTAGCACAGGGCTTGGAGTAGCTGCGGATATTGTGACTGATGATTTAACTGCTATGGGATTAGAAGCGAATCAGGCATCAGATTTTGTTGATAAATTAGCAGCAACAATCACAAGAAGTAATACCAATGTAGAATTATATGGAGAAGCGATGAAACAGTGCGGGTCTCAAGCTGGAACACTTGGAATAAGCGTAACTGATTTAAATACTGCTATTGGCCTAATGGCTAACTCAGCAAAAAAAGGAAGCTCTGCAGGTATGTCTTTAAAGAACTTAATGGCGAATATGTCACACCCGACAGATCAGCAAACTGCAGCTTTAAAAGAATTAGGATTAACAGCAGACAAAACGGGAAGTTATCTAAAAACAACAGCTGACGGGAATGTAGATTTAGCTGCTACTTGTAAATCATTAATGAAGGCTATGGATGGTATGAACAAAACTCAAAAAACATCTTTGATAACTACTATAGCTGGTAAAAATGCTGCTCCAGGTATCTTAGCTTTATTAAGTCAAGGTGAGAATGCTTGGAATGAATTATCAGATTCTATAGAAAATTCTACATCAACAGTACAATTCTGGAATGAAAATATGTCTATAATGGGTAAAAAAGGCAATGAAGCTAGAAAGATTATAGATAACTTTAAAGATGTATATGACTCTGTAGAAGAAAGAGCAACTGACTTAGGATTTTCTACAAAAGATTTAGCACTATCTATACAGGTTTTAGGTGCTGATGGAAAAGTAACTAAGAAAAATATGAGTGATTTACTAGATGTATTTGAGTCAATGGATTCTGCTACGGGTAAAAGTGCTGTAAAATGGCGTGAACTTGGTGGAGCTATGAAAAATACAAAGAGTGAAATCGTTAAGAATGTAAAAAGCGGATACGATTACGATTCGACTATTTCTAAAATAGACAGTGATACATCAGGACTTACACAAAAACAAAAGAAACAAATAGAAAGTCAAATAAACGCTAATATGACTTACAAAGAAGCTAATAAAATATTGAAAAAATATGGATTATCAGCAGACCATGTAAGTTTATCTAGTTTAAATACTTCTCAAAAGCTAGAATATCTAAGAGAAACAACAAAAGGATTATCTGATGATCAAAGAAAAGCAGCTTTAAAAAGTTTAGGATTATCTGATAGCTTTGATGAAGTAACAGAAGTATGTAGAATGTCTGATAAAGACTTTAAAAAATATCAAAAGAACTTAGAAACTATAGAAGGTTTATCTTCTAAAATGGCTAAGGCTATGGATTCCGATACAAAGGGTTCTTTACTATCGTTAGCATCTGCAATAGAAGGTAAAGCAATACAAGTATTTGAAAAATTAAAAGGTTCTATTAAAGGAGCTTCTAATACATTAGCAGAGTTCTTTGGAGCATGGCAAAACCAAGGATTAGAAAAAGCATTACTAGGTGGATATAAAGACAGCGATGGAGGAATTGCTTCTGGACTTGTTAAGAGTGTACAAAATGCAGCTAAACAAATACCACAAGCTATAAAAGATGCTATATCTAGCGTGAATAATTTTATAAGTGGTGGTTCATTGCAAGGAATACTTGATATAGGAACAAGTATAGTACAAAATATATGTAATGGTATAAGAAACAACAGGGAAGGCATAACAACGGCTATATCAGATTTAATTAGCAAATTCTGCGGTTGGATAGAAACAAACGGAGCGACTATAAGAGAAGCTGGAAAAGTAATTCTTACAGCCATAGGAGACGGAATAAGAAACAACAGGGAACAAATTAATACAGCCTGTGGTGTTATCTATGATGCTATTAATGATTGGGCAGAAATAAATGCCGAAAACGTAGGTACACTTGGCGGAACAGTAGCAGATAAATTTATTATTGGATTTATAAAAGGATTTACACTAGATAAATTTAATTGGTTAAAAGGTTTTTTTGCTGGATTATTTAACAGCGACGGACAAGATGCTTATCAACAATGGGGTATTTCTAATGGAGAAGATTATACTAATGGAGTAAACTCAGGCCTTGAAAAAAGTAAAACATCAACATCTAAAGTTGCAACAGAAATGGGCGATGGCATCTCCAAGGGAATAATGGCCAAGCTAGAAACTATGAATACTAGTCAACTAAAAGAGTTAGAAAAAGAATTAAAATCTTTACAAACAACAACTCAAAATGTAGCTAATGGTATAGGTTCAAGCTTTGGTAAAATTAGAAATACAGTTAGAGAAAATTTAGTGGGTAGTGTTAACATAGGTAGAAATCAATTTGTTAATCTAGCAAATATTATAAGAAATCAATCTCAAAATGCTAGAAATAGCGCAACAAAGAGCTTTATATCACTTAGAAAAGTTATAAATACACAAATAACACAAGCTAGAACTGCTGTAACAAGTAAGATGATATCTATTGCTAATGTTGTAAGAACACAGTCACAAAATGCACGTAACAATGCTACAAGAAACTTTATATCACTTAGAAAAGTTATACAAACTCAAATGTCACAAGCTTATAGTTCTGTATCTTCATATATGAACAAGATAGCTCATGCAACTAATAGAACGTTAAATACTAAGGTTAATGTTACAAGAAGTGTTAGAACAGTAAATGAAGGTGGAAAAACAGCATCTGCATTAGCTACATTATCTACAGCAGCATTTTCTTCTCTTAACGCTATGGCGGTAGGTAGTAATCCAGGCTATGCAATGGCTACTGGAAACTATGGAAGCGGAATTACTGGAACTTCTAGTGCTGGACCCGTTAAAGTAGAAATTCCAGAACTAAACCTAAGAGTTGATCTAGACGGAAGACAAGTTGGTTATTCGACTGCAAAATATGTTGATGAAAAGCTTACTGCAACAAAGAGAAGAGATAGAAGAAAACAAGGAGGTAAATAGATGCCAAAGGTAATTGATTTTAGGGACTATAACAAAAAAGTAGAAATATTAGATATTAGATTAAGCTGCATAACTGGAGCAGAAATGTTATTCCTTTTAAGTGCAATAAATTCGCTATATAAAAAAATGAAACCTTTTTTAGATCCAGAACAAATTAGAAAAAATGTTAATTACAATACGGATTTAGATGATGACGATATGATGTATAGCATTCTGACTATAGAAGAAATTACACATTTTATGACTATTAAAATATATAGTGATAATGCCTATGAAGAATTAGACGAAGAATCTTTAAGAAGTTACATAGATTACAGATTGAATCTAGCAGAAGAGTTGGCCGATGATTTAAACAAAGGTATTCTATTTGCTATAGAAAAATAGTTAAATCTCAATTTACAAGAAAGGAGTCCTCCCAGGGCTTCTTTTTTATGTTTTAAGCTTCCTATCGCATTCCTAACAAGTTTTATATTCATTATTGATAAATTATTCAAGTAGATGTTACAAAAGATTAGAAACTAATACTAACTCACCTTATTTTTTAGGTTGGTCCAATTTTGGCCTGAGTTAACGACCTAAAAATTAAGCTGGTTAACGAACGAAATTATACGTTGGTTAACTGAACCCCAATGGTGGTTAGTAATTTACTGACCACAGTTTTGTGGTGAATTGATAACGGATTATATTCGATTTAGACTATCCAATTTTGGAGAGTCCTCTTAGAAAAGCCTATTTGGGTTTATAGGTGAATATCCTAAAAATAGGTCATTCATATATCATGTGGTGAACTATCACGAGGTGAACATTCAAATATCCCTAGTTTTCGGATATTCAGAAGCTAAAAAGGTAGAATAGTACCTATTGAATATCGTTATTCAAAGACATTTATTTTATCTGAATATCGTTAAATAAAGACATTCATTATCTTTAAACAAAGATGTTTAATATATCTATTTAAAGATGTTTAATATCTTCAAATGAAGAAGTTAATTATCGCTATTTGAAGATACTACAAATACTATATACAAAAGTATGTAAGCAAACAACTTTCTTATTTCATTTAAAACAAAATAAAAGAACCTAAGTATGTAGGTCCTATTTGAATATCTTATGATTTTCCCTTGTTACTATTTGGATATCACAATCCAGTACATCTATTATTTTTATAAAGCTATTAAGAGAAAAACTATTTCTATGTAATTTGTTACTTAAACTTTGTGGCTGCATTTCTAATTTTTCAGCTAGATCTTTAACAGTTAAATTTTTTTCAATCATTATTTGTTTAATTATTTTACTTGCATCCATTCTATCACTCCCTTTAGTAGTATTATACCATATTTGATTTAAAATATCCTCTAAAAAGATTAAATATATAATCATAAAAGATTATAAAAGTAGTTGACAATATAATCATAAGTGAGTATAATTATAACTATAAAAAGTAATAAAGTTACTCAAAAGGAGGTTGTGACATGGAAAGCTATACAATAATAGACAATGATATTTGGAAAGACCACAATATAAAAGGCTATGAAAAGTTAGTATTGATATACCTTGTAAGAAATTTCAATGTTAACTATGGTTATAGCTTTCCGACTAGAGAACAAATCCAAGAAGCTACTGGAATAGGAAATAATGCACTAAACAGAGCTTTAAACTCACTAGAAGAAAAGGGATATATAACAAGGTCCAAGAGAGAAGGCAAAGCTGGAAGAAACAACATCTACTACATAAACAAATACCTTGTAGGTCAACAGGATAGCCCACAAGCTTCTGAAAAACCTAAACCAAGTAAGGATAAGCCTAAGTCTAAAGAAACTGTTACAAAGGCACAGGGACAGTCAGACGAGGACTTAAATTATAAGTTAGGTTACATAGAAACATCTGTTAACCTTACAAGAGATTTTAGGGAAACAGAGTTGGCAGAAATAAAAAATGCAGACATGGAAACAATCAAAAGAGTTTGCGAACGAATGGATGTGATTAAAGCCATTTCACCTTTCAACTTTCTTTTGGACCTACAAATTGACCTACAGAAAAATAAAAGGGGGATTAACTGATGAAAAGTAAACAAGAAATCTATGAAGAAACAAGAGAACTTGTAAACAGACAAGATAAAGCTAATTATTTAGCATATTACAAGGTTTTTTTAGAAAACAGTAGTAGAAATGATATTCCACAAGAAGAAAAGGAAAGTATTATAAAAGCTGCTTATGAAACTTATAAACAACAAGAAGCTGAATTATATGACATCTTAGATTATGCTAGATTAGACTTACTAGAAAGCAGTAACAGAGAAGCTATATAAGGGGGTTAGGATATGAGTAAAAACATATATCAGAAATTGTTAGCAATACAAAATGAGTTAAATTGTCCTAAAAATCAATTCAATAAATTTGGGGGATATGCTTACAGAAGCCAAGAGGACATATTAAATGCAGTAAAGCCACTACTTGTTAAATACAATGCAACAATAATAATGCAAGACAAAACAGAGCTTATAGGAGACAGATATTATATAAGAGTTGTTGCAAAGTTTATAGATGTAGAAACAGGTGAAACAATAGAAACAGAAGCAACAGCAAGGGAACAAGAAAATGTTAAAGGTATGCAAGCCAGTCAAATTACTGGAGCAACTTCAAGCTATGCCAGAAAATATTGCCTAAATGCGCTACTCCTAATCGATGACTGTAAGGACGCAGACAGTACAAATACACATAACAAAGAAGAAAAAGAAGCTAAAGAAGATACAAATACATTCGCTGGTCCAGAGAGTAAAAAAAATAATGTTAAGAATATCTGGACACAACCTAAAAAGACATCTCAGACAATCACAGAAACACAAGTCAAACAATTATATGCTACTGGTCTAAATGCTGGATTTAACGCAGAGATCATAGAAAAACAAATACAAAAGAAATTCAACAAAGGCATAAAAGAACTAAATAGTAATGAATATTACCAAGCTTACAATGGCTATAAACAAATGGTGATAAATAAATTATCTGATTAGAAAGGGGGTGAAATATAACAATGGATAACTTAAAACTATTACAAATTATAGCTGCAATTAATCCAGCTATGACTTTCAAAGAGTTAGCAACTGCATTACACAAATAAAAAAGGCACTACCAAAAAGGCAGCACCTAGCTATGTAGTATAACTACAACCAATCAATTTAATTATATTACATAGCTAGTATTTTTTCAATAAAGGGGGATAATCTAAAATGAATGAAGTATTAACAAAACCAGAACAACAAATATTAGATGTATTACTAGAACAAAATAGAGAACTAATAGAACCAATAATCGAAAAATTAGGAGCAAAAGAAACAGTAGAAAGAGTTGTATGGATAAAAATGATGAATGAAGAACAACAAGATCTATTCATTAAACTAGCTAAAGAAATGCTAAACAACAACTAAAAGCAATGACACCCAAATGGTGCATAACGGCAACCAAAAATAAAAAACCCTCTGGAATTATCCAGGGGGCCTTTTTTATATTCTCTATGTATATTAAAGAAGTTAAAAGAAAAATAACAAAAACAATTTTGATTCAAGTAGAATATTCGAACAGGTAGTTACCAGCTACCTATATTTATAATTATACCACAAATATAGTATTTAATACTATATAATCTAGTAATTAATAACTAAAATATGGTATAATGTAGTTAGAAATCAAAAGGGAGTGAAAGAAATATGAAAATACAATTTTTAGAAGTACAAAAAAATCTAGCAGAAAAACAACAGAAAAATCTGGCAGAAAAACTAGCTTTAATAGAAGAATTGAATGAAAAAATAGATGCAAAAAAAGTAGCAACAGACAAAGCACAAGTTGATTATTATGCAACTTTAAATGAAGCTGATGAAAAGGCTTATATATCTTTGCAAAATGAATTAACAAACTTAGAAAGCGAATTAGAAGAAGCTGAAAAAGGGAAAGCGCTACTTGAAAACTTTGTGCTACCTTACCCAGAAGGCAAATTAGTAAGAGAAGTGGAAGAATACATAGAAAAAACTGGTTTTGCTAAGAAAGTTGACAACTATGTTGCGATTTATAATAAGTTATTAGAAGATGCCAAAGCATTAGATAACCAATATGAAGAGTTGCAAAATGCTCGTAAAAAACTAATGGGAGAAATCCACGAGATAGCAGCAGAAGTTAGATATACAAGAGATCCAGAAACAGACAGAAGACAAATCAAAGATAGATATGAAGATCAGAAAGAAAAAATTGATTATAGAATAGAAACTATAGAAGTGAAGAAGATAAAAGGAGAGTGCTAATCATGGCAGAAAACAATGAACTAAAAGAAATAATAAAAGCTGGAATAAGGGAAGAACTTGAAAGAATGAGAGCAGAAGAAATCGCTAAAAAAGACCCAGCAAAAATGACAGACGAAGAATATTACAAAGACTACTTTAAAAATAAAAATAAATAAGAAAAATAAGGCCGTCAGTTAGCTTTTAAGGGTGTAGCAGACGGCTTTTAATATATTTATATACTTGCAAAAACCTACATCAGAACACTAACAAATACTAACATGTTGAGGTAAAACCCTAAGAAATCCCAAGATAAAACCTTGCAAAACCTAACATGCAAAAGCTGATATTACTCGGATAATACTCGTTTTTCATTGGTAACGTTAATGCAACGCGAATGGTAACGCGAATGGTAACGTTGCAAAAAGTACAACAAACAAAAAAGTCTATAAAATCCAGTAAATAAGCCATTTGTAGTAGTTTAAATAAAAAGTTCCAAAACCAACTCGCAAAATCCAAAAGCTAGATGAAAGGTGTTGCAAAATGTTGCTGTAAAATAATTAAAAGGGGTGCTATTATGAAAGAGTTAATAACCAAAATTGTGAATACAAAAGCACAAATACAAAAGCTGAAATACAAACTAGAAGAACTGGAAGAACGTAAGCTAACAGTAGGAAGTAGAGCCATTAGCAATATGCCTAGAAGCTCAAACAGAACGGATATAAGCGACATATTCATAAGGATAGAAGAAGTACAAGAAAAAATAATAGATAAACAAATTGAATTGTTGCACTTAGAGGACCAACTAGAAGAAAAGATAGCACCACTTAAAAGCATTGAAAGAATAGTTATAAGATACAGAGCTTCTGGACTTGAATGGAATGACATAGCTAAGCTAGTAGGTTATTCAGCTAGACAATCTAGAAGGTTTTATGATGAAGTTATAAAAAAAGATAAGTTAATAATATAAGAGGGTTAATCTTTTATATAGATTTTCCCTCTTTTTTTTAGATCCATAAAGCTATTAACCATAGGACACTCCAGAAGAATAATCCTATAAGCCCTATTAATCCTATAAATAATAATATTCCTGATATATACATGGCCATGTTATCACCTCTAGTTATGATTATTGACCTGTATTGGATAACTTAAACCTATTTTAGGGATAGTTTAGGGACACTTTAGGGATATCTTAGGGATAGTTTTAGGGATAGTAAAATGGCTTGATTTCAATACTTAGGG